GTTCCCGCCGTTTTTTGCCCTTGCCAGCACCACCAATCGTATAATCAATTTCCACGGTTTCAACATTAAAGTTTCTGAATATGCGTACCAGATCAGGGTGGTCATTAATGGTCAGGATTGCCCTGCCTTTCATGGTGGACATGGCCGTTGCAATCTTGTGGTATTCATCCAGCGGGAACGGCACTCCGTAACCCTCGGTTTGCCAGTATGGCGGATCCATAAAATGCAGCGTATAGTCACGGTCCCACTTGTCCAAGCAAGCTTGCCAGTCAAGGTGTTCAATCCACACTCTGGCCAGTCTTATATGCGCCTGGCTGAGATCATCCTCGAGACGCAAATAGTTGAACCGTGGAGGGGAGCTGGGAGAAGTACCGAAGGTCTGGCCGGTGACTTTGCTACCAAATGACAGCTTTTGTATATACATATAGCGAGCAGCACGCTGAATGTCGGTCAGGGTATCCGGAGGGGTTTCCTTGGCCCATTCAAAAAGCTGGCGGCTGACCAGGGCGCTTTTGAACTGCCGCAGGAACTCTTCGAGATGGTTTTTAACGACGCGATAAAGGTTAATGACCTCGCCATTAACATCATTCAGCACCTCGGTTTTTGCCGGTTGTCTGAGAAAGAACATGGAACCGCCGCCGGCAAACTCTTCGACGTAGCAGGTATGCGGGCAGCTGGTGATTAGCGGTATCAGTTTTTTTGCCAAGCGGCGTTTTCCACCAGGCCATGCAAGTAAGGGATAATGTTTCATGTGAGTGCCTCCATTGTAGTTTAAGTGGGTTTATGGTAGGCTTCCCGCGCTCTGATCGGAGTGGGGCAGCCTTGGCTGGCTCACAGCTCACTCTGTGGGTTAGCGGCTGAATGGTGCTGATAACGCCATTCAGCCGCTGCCTCTTCTTAATGCTTAAAATGTATTCAACGGCATTGACTGAAATTGGATGCTGAACACAATCGGTGCAGTACCAACATCTAGATAAACATTACCGCTAGTTTCGATTGCCACCTGACCATAAGCACCGTTAGCCGAAACAGGGAATACCTGCCGGGAGGTTGGACGAAATCCAGCCGGTAAAAATAATATAGATGATCCAGCAGTGCCTCCAGTGCAACTGCCAGTTAAATGTACAATCTCGTTTTTGTCCTTATAAATATGTACCGGCTCGACATCGGCGGGCGTTGTAGAGTTTACCCAGCTGCCCTGGAATGAGGCTGGGAAACTTAAAAATGAATCATCAACAATATATTCGAAAACAGTTCCCGTCGCATTATTCAGGTATTTATCGCGGGCAACCATATTATTAATAACTCTATTTTCAGTCCCTGATTGAGTGTTAATGCCTATGGTGTAGTTACCAAGTGCCGAATTACTCGATATCAAGTTGTTACTGCTATTCACAAACCAGAATGCATTTGGCAATGCCGTAGCGTGAGAGTTTTTGACGGTGTTATGATCCATAGTAACATCGGTCATATTGGCACCAAAAAGCCCAACTGTCCCGCTAGTCGGTGCAGCCGCTGAGGCGGTGATTTTAGCGATATTGTGGTGGAATGAACCGCCCGCATAGCCATCTATATCAAATGCAATTTTTTCATCGGTAGTAATGTTGTCGGACATAATTGAGTCGAGGACATTTGTTGCTCTAATAAACCGAACATTACGACCGCCGGTATTGTGATGCACCATCGAATACCAGAAATTATCAAGCTTCATCCCGCCATAAAGATTTGATTCGGACGGCAGTCCGGCATTGTCGGCATAAACGTTCGATCCGATATCAGCATGATAAAAATATGCCATATCCAGTGCCTTACCATTTTCGCAGATCCAATTATTACGGACGCGAGGAACATCCAGACCCCACGCAAATATCCCGGTACCCAGATTTGAAATGGACATGCCTTCAATCACCAGGTCGTCAACCGCAGTACCATAGATAGTGCCGCTGGAATTGGCGTTATAGACCTTGATGCCGACAGCGGCCCCTGTTGTTGATGGACCGTAGATGGAAAAGTCCCGGTAATGGATGCTGCTATAGTAATGGATCGCAGGAGATGCTGATTCACCAATAGCAATAATGGTTTGAAATGCCGGTTCTTCAGTTGTTTGAATTACTCCGGTACCAAGCATACCACCGGCATCTACAATGGTACTGCGGGTGCCCTTGTTAAATCCGGCTATGGTTATAAACCGACGACGGACATTTACGGAACCGGATTTGCGGTACTGGCTATTCAAAATCACCCTGCCGCCGTAGGCTGGAGCAGCATCAACAGCAGATTGTAGAGCAGCATTATTGACCGCTTCATAACCTGCAACGTTACCACCGACAGCGCCCCACCATTCCGGAGGGATATCCGGATTAGATTCAAATGTGACGGTACCCGACCCCACCTTTTCCAGGACGTGATATAAACCTGCTTTAAATGGTCCTTTAATAATCAGATTACCACTGTAACGGATTCTGCCGCCTTTAATCACTTCTACCGGACGATCTGCAGGAATGGTCAAGTTCCCGCAATTCATCGTTGACGTTACTACCATAGGCTTTCCGGATGTTGCCGGACTACGCTTGGCTGTAGACAAATTCGTAAATGAAGCAATATCAATGCCCCATGGCCCACTGGAATTGTTGATTGCAGCAAACGTCGGTAAAACGGTAAACATCAGCAGTATTATCGTTAAAAATATGTTTTTCATCAGTATTACCTCCATAAATATTGTTTAAAAAGTTTGCCAGTTAGAGCCGTCTTGAGCCACTTCGAAGCGATCACCAGGGTCAAGATCAATATAGGCAGCACCATCAATAAGTTTGCCGTCGGTAGCATCCAGACGGGCAACACCCTGACCGATATTTTTGCCCTTGTAGCGTTTTTGAGACCCTACCGCACTAAAGACCGGGAGATGATAGGGGACTATTGTCCCGTCAGCAGGGTTGGCAAACAGTACGCCATTGGTTTCTGCCAGCGTTATTTCGACTGCTGAAGTGACTACATCCCCACCCAGCGCAATAACTTCTTCCTGAATGGCGGTCAGCCAGGCGGCGGTAACTTTGGTGCCCTTTTCACCCGCTGACGGGTTTCCTTCGTGAAACTGCCCATCGACAGTGCCTATTCGTTCCATAATCTCCTCCTTAGACTTCTATAAACTCAACATGAGTGTCGGCCGGTTTTAAATCGCCAAATACCTGCTGCATGACAAAAGCATAGGAATAACTGAGATGCTCTCCGGCCGCCGATGCACCGGCCCTGAAAGCGTAATCATCGGGGCCGTCGGAGTAGTAAATCCTCCAGCACCAGTCGCTGGCATCATCACCCAGCTCATCGCCAGCACAGCTCCATCCCGGCATAAAGGGATGAAGTTCTTCCAGGACTATGGTGTAGCCAAGCGCAGCAGCCAGCTGGATAAAATAAGTGCGGTCCAGGCGGCCCAGCTCTGACATCTTCTGTACTACCCGGTTCAACCGGATAGAGAGCGGATCGTTGTAAAATGGGGCAGAGCCGTAGTTGCGCTCCCAACTTTCGAGCAGCTCATAGGTGCTGTTGGCGTATAGCTCGGAAAGCAATTTGTCCGCATGGGCTTCAAGCAGATCGAGATGTGCACCCTCAATGGCAGTGTCATGGGCAAAGTTGGCACCGAGCGAGAGCGGCGTTAGCTGTGTCAGGACGGTGCTATGTGACATTGATTGCTCCAGGGCGGATGATCTGCGACGCCGTCGACGTGATATTAATAGCCGGAGTTGTGACGGTGACATCAACCGCGCCGTTGATGATGGCGATGTTGGCTAACTGACTGCGGTAAAGAGTCTGGCCGGGGATAAAGCCGTTCATATAGGCGGCGATATCGGCGGCGGTTTGTACGGGATTGTAGTCTGTACCGGTACCGTCGAGCGTAACCGCTTCCGTAAGGATGGTCGGAGGCAGCACGCGCAGGTATTTGGCAGTGACCGGGCGCAGGTTATCGATATAGGCGTAAACTTCGGCCAGTAAACCTGCTGCGGGAATTTCACTGCCGGTGGACGAATCGGCCACGATGACGACGTCCACGCTGCCCGGCCCTTGGCCGAGCGGAATGCAGTAGGCGGCGGTGACGTTGGTGATTTCCATGGCCCACTTGACGTAGTCGTACTGGTTGCCGCCTGCGGGCGGACGGCGGATAAACTCCAGCAGCCGGGCCAGCAGCGATGCATCGGTTTCTTCGCTTTTGCGGGTGATGCCGCGAATCCAGGCATGATGTTCCAGATGCTCAGTGGTGGCGGTATCGGGGAATATCTGGTCGGCAATCCAGCGCTGGTGCTGGTAAAGACCCCAGAAGGCCGATGCAATGGCAGCGGACTTGACGTAAATCATCGAGCCCTTGGCAGTATCGGCACCGGGGAGCTGGTTGCGGTAGTCGGTCAGGATTGCGCTTAAAAGTTCGTCGAATGAAGGCACGTTAAACGCCATTTAAACCACCTCTTTAAATGTTTGATAGGTCACGATATGGCCGTTTGCCTGGGTGGCCGTAACCAGCACGTTGAGACGGTGCCGGTCGTGTTCATGTCGCCATGTTTCGACGATGATTCCAGTGGCGCGGCCGGCATCGATGATCCATTGCAGCGCCTGCTCGTAGTCCTGCTTGACCAGACGCGCACTGACCGGAGTGTTTTTCAAACGAGGGCGATGAGTTACGCCGAACAAAGGATCATGCCACCAGCTGCCCTTTTTGATAGCCAGGGAGATGATGATGTTGTTGAGGATATCGGAGGACGGATCAAAGGTCTGATCAATCTCACCGGTCTGGTTGTCGTAGGTAAGTTTGAAGTCCATTACATCACCTGAGTTGTCGTCGGGCCGGTGCCGTGGACGTGACTGTTATAGGTTGCGCGCATGGCGGCCATGGTGCCGGTAGAGTCTGTCACGCTAGTCAGGGCAGAGACGGTTGCGCCGGTGACTCCGGCTGTGGCGGTGATGCCGCCGTCTACCTGCAAATTGCCGGTGCAGGTAACCAGGGGCGAATCCAGCGTAATGCTTTCCGAGCCGACGATGGTTACAGCCGGAGCGGTGGCAGTGATCGCCAGCGGGCTGACTACGTTGATGCCGGCGCGGGTGAGATGCACCTTCTGCCCCAGATCGTCATAGAGGGCGACTTCACCATCCTCCATGGCAATGCGGTAGCGGCGATCATCGGAGGCGACGGCAATGAAGTGGCCACCCTCGCGAATGATGATGATTTCGGCACCCGCCTTCGGGCGGCTGGTATAGCCATAGTGTTGAAAGTACTCACGGTCGGAGATGGTCTCATCGGAGCGTCCGGAGGCGGTAAATCGTTTAATGACACCTTCAGCTATGCTTAAAACTATGCCGCGTATCATGGGCTGGCCACTAGGCCGGGAGGGCCGAGCTTGATATCGGTCCAGCTGCCCTGCTTGGTTTTGCGGAAGCGGCGATTGAATATCAGCATGGTA